TTGTTACATGACCAGCATGAAACATATCAAATGAACTGCAATTAAATCCTATTTTCATTTGAACTCACAATCAACCATAATTTCGGTCAAACAAGCAACCATATTAATTTCATGGTCTGCAACAAAGGCGGCCTGATATTGATACTTAGCTAGAATGAGAACTAATTGTGGGACAGATTGTGGTTTCAATACTTCATAAAGACCGTCATAAAGTTTACGATAAATCTTTACTGGATCGTTGTCTAGGTTTGATGTAACCCATTTGCGTGTAGAGGCAAAGTCTTTTGATTTTAATGCGGAGATAAGCTCACCAACTTGAACATCGGCAACATTGGATAAGATGCCTTTATCAATTACACCAGAAATCGCATAACGCTGGAGTTCATTGAGAACTCTACGATTATCTGGAAAGTGTTTCATGATAACAGCAGCAACTACATCCTTATCATATTCAACCTTCTCTTGTTCCAGAATCCATTCTACTCGTTTAAAGAAAGCCGCAGCCATCTTTGCTTTACTACCATTGATTTTAAAATCAACAACAGAACAACGAGAATGAATTGGGTCAATGATACGGTTCTTATAGTTACAAGTGAAGATGAAAGAACAGTTTGAGGAGAACTCCTCAATTGCACCACGCAACGCAGGTTGAGTTGAATTAGGATTTAGATAGTCTGCCTCATCAATAATTACAACCTTCCGGCCACCCGCAAGACTGATTGACGAAGCATAGTTTTTAATTTTATTGCGGAGAACATCAATACCAGATTCATCAGAGCCGTTGATAACAATATAGTCACAACCAACTTCATTACAGAGGGCTTTAGCAATCGTTGTCTTACCAACACCCGCTGTACCTGATAATAATAGATTCGGTATTTCTTTTCTAGCAACATATTCCATAAACGTGGATTTGATTGCATCCGGTAGGATACAATCTTCCACTTTTTGTGGTCGATATTTCTCGACCCATAATAATTGTTCCATCACATACTCCCATAATATAATATAATACTTATTTTACTTCACTAAGCACTTCAAATAAAGCTTCAAACTCCTTTACCTTTGCCATTCGTGCAATAATCTTTTTTGGAATCTTGAAGTTATCAAAGGCAACATCAATGATTTCTTTCTGTACCTGCTTTTCATAGTCAATCTTGGATTGAGATACATTGATTTCATCGATTACCGATTTAAGAGCTCTTAATTGTTCTTCATTATAAGTGCCATATAGTGTTTGAATTTTAGTCGCCATATTACACCGCCGCCAATTGGCCAAGAACGGTCACTAAATTTTCTTCGATGGCAACTGCACCGTTCACCAAATTCAATACAGTTTTACCTTTGAAGTCACCTTCGGCAGCTTCAAATACTGCAACAATAAATTCGGAATTAATACCAATAACTTGATTGGATTTAGATTCTGTAAATTTTAAAATCATTATTCACTCACTTTCGATTCTTTGGCTTCAAAGGCAATCCAATACTGAATATCTTCTTTGGTGTTTTTGAAATGTCCAATACCTTTAAAAGAAATAACTACATCATATGAACCAGGAATCAGCTTAATGTTTTCCGTCTTAAACACAACAGTATACTTCTTACCATTGCCTTGGCCAACTTCAATTGCTTGTGTATGTGCAGAGTTATCAGCAGCATCAAATGCAACCAATTCAACCGTGTCACCATCAGACTTAACACCAATGTGTGGTGAAGAAAGAACACGAGCAGTATTCATAATAGAATTGTAATCTTCTGATGATAGTGAGAAAGAACAATCTTCTGATGGTAGAGTAATCTCTTTTTCTGGAGGAGTTACAATCATATCTTTGGCAGTTTTACGATAACGAATCTTACTCTTGCCGGATTGGAAAATAACATTGGCATCATCAAATGCAAGTTCAGTATCTTTACTGAGTGAATGAACAGATAAGAATTGGTTCAAATCGTAGATACAAAATTCTTCAGGAAACTCATCAGTAAGATTGGCTTGAGCCAAAACTGTCTTACTTGAAGATACTGTGGTAAGTTTATTACCTTGTTTGAATTGAATACCTTGATTGATTGTTGAAAAGTTTTTCAATACGGTTAGTGTTTCATTTGACAACTTCATTTTACTTCTCCATTATTTAAAGAATACATTATATCATGTTCATGCAGAAACATCAAGCAGCACATTGCGTGTGCCAAGTGATGTATACCAGATTCGGGATCCAATTGTTCCCCTTGTTTCCAAGCCCAAACGTGACGTTGTAGTGCATCAAAGTATCTACGTTTGGCATCTGGTACTTTTTGCCAATTATCACGTTCATATTTCTGAGCACCAAAAGTTAATACCTTAACAGTTTCTTCTAGTGCAAGTGGTGGCAACAAACCATATTCTAGTTTGCCACCATCAAATTTACGACCAATTTCTTGTGGTCCCATCGCTGCATCTTCATAACCAGGATGATAAGGTGCCTCTGAAAGCAATTTATCGATATCAGACATTACATTTCTCCAACGAAATTAGCAACAGCTGGCATATCTCCCGAGAAGTGATAGGTACCAATGTGTGATGTTTTCATCCATGGACAAAGGTAGATATCTCCACCAATCTTACGCCACATTTGACAGAACATATAATCTTCTGAGAGATAACGGTCAGAACCACCACCAACGATGGAATCTTTAGTGTCAATAACTGTATCAAAGAAAGCATGAATGTATCGTGTGCCATCAAAGTTGGCTTGGCCAACATGGTCAGGTTTGTAACGAATCATTGGATACGCTTCTTCCATCTTCGCAAATACTTCACGTTTAATCATCATGAAACCAGTGCCGATTTCTAATACTTGTAAAGGTTCTGTAACAGAAAATTGTGCAGTACCTTTAACAGGATTAAACACATAGTCACCAGTAACTTTTTCTAATTGTCCAGCATCAATATCAGGATTTTTTTGAACTGCTTTGATAACAGACTTCCATTTGATTGCTTTCTTGGGGTAAGGACCACCAGAAACATCTTTGTCCATTGCCAGTAATGCGATTACATCTTGTGGATTAAAATGAATATCAGAATCTAAGAACAACATATGAGTGCAATCAGAACGATGAATGAACTCGTCAGCAAGATAGTTTCTTGCTCGTGTAATTAGGGACTCATTAAACAGGAATGAGAATTTGACTTGAACACCATATGCCATGCAAATTGCTTGTAAGTCTAAACAAGCTTTCATGTAAAGGCCGTGGTTCATACCACCATACATGGGCGTGGCAACAAATAGGCTTTTCTTTTGTAGTTCTTCTTTTTTGATTGAGATTTCCATTTGTTCTCCGAAAATAAAATAAAAAAGAGGAGTTCCGAATTAACGGACTCCTCTCACTTCAATGCTGATTAGGCAGTAAAAGAATAGCCAGCACGCAAAGCAGCCTGAACCATTGCTTTAGTTGGTGTACCTAAACGATAGAATTTAATCTTGCGACCATTTTCCAAAGTCTTGGTGTTTGTGTAGATGCAATGACCTTCTTGGCGCAACTCATCAATACGAGCTGAAACGTTGCTGATACCAAAACGGGTTTGTGCTTGTGCAGTAGTAAAGGTATTATAACCAGACTGCTTCTTCAAAGTTGCCAACATTTTTTGTTTGGCGGATAATTGCTTCTTCATAGTAAAACTCCATAGTAAGTTAATAATAAAACCTTGCGTTATGCAAGTTCACACATCATATCATTATCTAGGTACATTTGTCAAGTATTTGTGTGGTATACTTGATTATCTGCCAACTTGTGGTAAGTATTTGGCTTTTGTTTCTTCCCAAGATAACCAAATCAAGTCATCATAGAAAAGGGTTTCATATGAAACATTGTTCTTTTTCTGTAATTGCCTGATTCGACCTTTAGCGTATTTGGTTTTCCAAATGTTTGACAAGGCTTCTTCACTGGTATCAAACGACTTTACCAGTTGTTCATCTGTGATTTCTTTTCTCAAATACTCAAATGTATTATCATAGAGTGGTGAGAAATAGATACCACGTTGATGTTCGGTACGAATCAATTCTTTAGGAATGCCAAGTTTAGGATAGGCAAAGTTTAAAGAACGATTCTTATGGTCACGCTTAAGTGGAAGGCCTTGTTGATTCTTGGCTTCCCACCATTCAAAATATTTACGGGTGTGATTTTCTTTAATCCAATCGAAAATCATTCTAGATGTGGCACGCTTTGGTTCAAATGCAACAGAACCTGAGGAGAATCCCATCTTGTTCCAATGTTCTAGTCCATCATATTGAGATAGACCGCCAGACTTAGTATTACCATACAGAGAAGTAGTAGTAACTCCCACCAAAGTATCGCCATATCTTTCCTTCCAGTCTTTTTGAACTGTATCAGCCAAACAAAGTAATGCAAGTAATTTACCACCCATGTAATTCCAACCAAGAGGTTGTAATGGAACGATTGTAGAACCAATTGCGGTGTGATTAATCATTCCTTGTTGTGTCTTAACATCTCTTGACCATCCAATCGCCTTATCTCTCGGAGTCAAGTCCAGGAAGTCTGAGGAGATGCAGATGACACCAAGATATTTACCTGTTACTTCATCTTCTACTGTATAGAATAGGTTACGACCAATGTTACTATTGTTCTTCATTGTAGAAGTAAAGGTACGAATGGCATTCCATGTTTCTGCCAATTCACCATTGTGTAACTTCATAACTGGTTTCAACTTCTCATAATCATCAGGTTCAGTTGGCATCCAGAAATTAGATTTAACTTTATCAACCAATTTCTGTTGTTCAGGATTAACCATCTGTGTTTCTTGGCCAAACAATGTAGATACCTCATGAACTGGATATCTTTCTTTTACTTCCAACCACTTCTGATATAATGTATACTCACGAACATCCATTTGAGATGCGTGTGTCAAATCAGAAATCAAAGTTTCTTTTAAGATTGCCTCATCAATATGTCCAAACTTTTCGGGAGGATTGGCCGCTGACCATTCATCCCATTGTTTTTCTACGAATTCGATTGGAGTTGCCATTATTTAAGTTTTAGTTTCTTCATGATTTTATTGCGTTTCTTCATACCAGTTTGCAATGCAATTGGTTTCACTTTCTTAGTATACACGATACCATTCATGTGGTCAAGCTCATGTTGAAAACAACGAGCAGATATGCCATCGTAAGTGGCTTGTTTCCACTCACCAGTATAGTCTTGGTATGTTACCGCAATTTCTTCTGCTCTGGTAATATGCAGACCTAAGAATGGAAAAGATAAACAACCTTCTACCATATGTACTTGTTTTTTGGATGCCAAAACAATACTAGGATTAAAAAATGCCACATATTCTTGGTCGTAACCCATAACAAATACACGATATGGTAATCCACATTGATTGGCAGATAATCCATAACCACGGTGTTGTCTACAAGTTTCCACAAGGTTTGATGCCAGTTTGACCGGATCTTCTGGTGGATTTGCAAAGTCCCACTCAGGCATTACTTGTTGTAAAATTGGATCTGTTTCTGGAACCAATCGGTAAATCTGTTCACTACGGACACCTAAACTGGATTTAACTTGTTCATCCGTATTAAAACTAATAATATCATCACTCATTTCGCTACCTGACTAAAATTGTTTTTCTTTTCAAATTTAATAACTGACCTAAACTTATCAAACAGTTGGTCACCTTTATGTGAGATAACAAATACATTTGTATCTGTTCCCATTTCATGAATCAACTTCAAGAATTCTTCTGTACCAACAGTATCTAAACTAGAATCAAATACTTCATCTAAAATTAATAAATTGGTATTAGTAGAATTCTTTAACTTTGCAATCTGGCGCCATGTAAATAACAGAGCCAAGTCAATACGCATCTTCTCACCCTCAGAAAAGTTTGCATAACCAAATTCATCACGGTGTCGAGATTTAATTGTTTCTTCAAAGTTCTCATTAATATTAAAATTCACAAAGAAGTCCATTGCAGACAAATACTTATTAATTAACTTATTCATAATAGGTAAGTATTGACGGATAATCTTTGTTTTGATACCAGTATCCTTCAGTAAAGAACCAGCGAATTCATAATATTGTTTCTCAGTTGCTAGTTGTTCCATCTTGGTACTGAGTGCGGCCAGTTGCTCCCGCAATTCTTTTAACTTCTCATTATCTTCTTCAGAAGTATCTTTGTGTGTTTGTAATTCTTCTATTTCTTTTTGGAGTTTTGTGACAAACTTGTTAATAGCTGAGATAGTTGAGTTGTGCTTAACGACCTCGTTGTTGTGGGCCGTAATATGTTTAAGGACATTTTGAATTTCTTCGAACCTTGTGCTTGTAGTATTAATTTGAGTAGCGATATCTGATAAGGCTGTAGTGACCTCTGTTCTGGTGGTAGTGAGAGTAGAAACTTGTTCAGTTCTGAATTCTTCTCCGATTCCTTGTTTGCAGGTTGGACAGTCATCATGTTCTTCATAGAATGTTACCTCTTTATCAATCTTCTTAATACGAGATTCTAGTTTGGCTTCTAGTTGTAATAGTTTGGCACTTTTCTTTTGCACAGATACTTGGTCAGAAACTTTGCTTTGTAATACCGCTATATGTTTACCAATCAATTCAATATCTCTTTCGAGTGTAAAAATTTGGTCTACTGAATCGGTTACTTCTTTTTGTTTCTTGGTAATCTCCGCATCAGACCGGGTCTTATGTTCTTCGATACTTTGTTTTTGAAAGTTAATTCGTTCATTGGCCAATTCAACTTCATACTTGGTCTTTGTAGTGGCATCTTTAATCTCAGACATCTTCTCCTTGACAAGACCATTCATTGATGAGAAGATACCAATATCTAATAAGTCCTCAATGATTGCTCTGCGGTCAGCGGGAGATAATTGCATGAATGGAACAAACGATGCCGAACCCAAAATAACCACTTGAGTAAACGACTTATAATTTAATTTGAGAATGAACTTCTCTAAGAACTCTTGATAGTCTTTGGCCTTGGCATCTTGGTCGAGT